AGTCAATCAAATAAATGCAGTTAATACTAATGTTAACTCTGCACTAAACAATGTTAACCTAGTTACAACTAGAGATAGTGCAGTCGGCCAAATAAATGCAGTATCAGTTAGTTTAAATTCTGCTTTAGATAATGTTAATTTTGTAGTTACAACTAATTCAGTAGTAGAAAAAATTGCTGCATATAACGTAGCAGTTAATTCAGCTCTTTCTAATGTTGATCTAGTAACAAATACTGACTCTCTAGTAACTAGAATTAATACCGTAAGTGTGTTAGTTAACACTGCACTATCTAATGTAGATTTTGAAGATACTACTGCTGATGTAGTAAAAATGGTTAATGCCTACAATACTGACGTAAACACTGCTCTAGGAAATGTAGAACTTAAAACAGAAACTGCTAATGTTATAGCAGAAGTTAATTCACTAATTGGAATTAGTGATGCATTAACTAGTATAGCTATAACTTCTCTATCTGAGGAGGCTAAAAAGCAGATAAAAGCTATTCAAACTGACTTAAGTACAGAACTAGGTAATATAGACTTATCTACAGTATTAGGCGAGGCCAATACTCAAATAGAAAATATTCAAACAGACTTAAATAGCAAATTAGATGGTATTGCTTTAGATGTAAAGCTTGGTGAAGCTAAAACTCAATTGCAAAATGTTCAAACTGATATTAATAAGAAACTAGATGACGTAGCTTTTGGTACTAGCGTTACTAATTTAGTTACTCGTATAGGTGCTATACCAACAGCTATTAATGGTGCACTAGATGCTTCCACTTTAAACACAGTAAAAGAAACATTTGATGCTTTAATAGGAGTATTTAATACTGATGCCAGTACTGCAGTAGGTAATTTTAAAACAGCTATTGATAAATTCAAAGATTTAACTACTCAGATAAATAGTGTTAGCGGTTTAGCTACGCAAATTAGTGCTTTAGCTAATCCTACTACAGGAGCTACAGCCGCCCTAATAAGTAGATTTGCTGCATTACAAACTGAAATAACAACGTTAACAGGCACTACTGGTGTGGCCGCTCTAAAAACTCAACTTGCATCTATTGCTACTGATTTAGGTGCCGCGTGGGAGAAAATTGATTTAAAAGTAGATGCCTTACCTACTAAAATAGAAGTAAAGAACACTACTAATGTTACAGTAGAAGAAGGCTTTAAAAAAGCCGATAGCGATGCTCTGGGTAAGCTAGCCACAAAATTCCCAAAAATTGCTGGCGTTACGTATACTGGTACAGATAACACATGGGCAACTGGTGGTTATGTTGGTGGTCCTGGAACTAGTACTAGTGATTCTATACCTGCTAGACTATCAGACGGTGAGTATGTTATTAAAGCTTCTGCAGTTGATAAACTAGGTATAGATGCACTAAATTATTTAAATAAAACCGGCGATGTTTCTAGTCTTGTAGCTAGTATGGGTAGACGTGGTGATACTGAATTAATTCATGCAACTAAAGAAGAAAAACAAATACTTAGAGGCGACAGAAATAACGTAATAACTATTAACCCTAAAACAGGTTTAGAAGAATTCTTCCCTCTTTGGAGCGGTGCCGTAGGTAAAATGTTTGCTAAAGAAGAAAAAGCCTTACTTTGGAAAACTTATGGTGGTGATATATTAACTTCCAACGCTAGGAGTAACTATGCAGGTTGGAGTGGTTCTAACCAGAAATATAACAGACCAGAAAAGAGAACTTATAGCATAGCGGGAGGCAATACAGCTACTCCTTGGAAATCTCCAGCTTATAGCGAAGGAGCTATGACAGGTCAAACGGGAGGCTATACAGGTACCGAACCATATACCAACACAATAGCCTTTAACGATTTATTTGCTTCTGATTATAGAACTAAATTAAAAGATTCTCAGCTATCAATGTTTAATATGATGAATGAAATGTTAGTAGCTAGAAGACCAGGTACTGCGCTAAAAAGCTTAGAATGGCTTTATGCTCCTGACAAAGGTGATGATAATAAACGCTGGGCTACTACATATAAGTTAAACAAGTCTACAACTGATAATAGCTCAGTACAAACTGGTTATGGGCAATTCCGCAGATTCAGCGGCACTAGTAATAAAAATTTTGGACCTTATGACGGAGGCTGGGAACAAAAGTCAGCTGCAGCAATAAAACAGCACACAAAAGACTACTTTGGTAAAAATCTACCTCTCTCAGCAGATGCAGTTTCTCAATATGCTACTAAAGCTAATATTGAAAAAGCCATTGATCTAGCTAACGAAAACTACGGTAACTTTGGCGATCTTTACATGTTAGGAAATACTGGAAAGGGAAGACCTACTGCAGCTAACTTAGCTAATGGTGGTTTAATAACTAAGTCTATGAATAAGCTAAAAGGCCTAAGAGACTCCGTCTCTGCAATGTTAGAGCCTGGAGAGTTTGTACTTCGTAAGCCTATTGTAGATAAGCTTGGAGTAGATACTCTAAACAAAGTGAATGCTGGAAGTGGTAATATGGGCGGAGATACTAATGTTGAAGTTAATATTACCAACAACGGAACTCCAGTTAACGTAACTGCAACACCTGTAGTAAGACGTGAAAATGAAAAGATTATTGTTGATGTGATACTTGAAGATATTAGAACTAACGGACCTATTCGTCAACAAATTAGGAGTATAAGATAATGACCGCCTTCCCTACAGATGCTACATATAGCTACGATTCTACTGTGTATTCTATGGTTAATAGACGCCCAGATAGAAACTATTCATATGTTCAGTCATTTGATAATGCTATTTTTACTTCTCAGGGTGGGTACGAGCGTAGACGACAAATATCTCGTAGACGTAAGCGTACCTTTAACTTTGCATTTAACGGAATTAGAGGAGTCTACAAAGCGGCAATAGAAAATTTTTATAATTCTAGGGGAGGAACCTACGAATCTTTTGAATTTGATTTGTCATATGCAGGACAATCTGGTACAATGATATCAAGATTTAGTGGAGATTTAAACATAATTCAAGTGTTAACAACAGATAATCCACTTACTGATATTTACAATATAACTTTTTCAATACAGGAAGTATTTTCATAATGTCTACAAGAGCGTATGACTATATAGTACAGCTATCAGATACTGCCAACTTTTCAGTTGGCAATATTGTTATAGGTCAGTCAAGCAACACTGTAGGCGAAATTATAGCTATAGAGTCATCTAATGTTAAGATTAGGCTTAGCAATGTATACTTAGAATTTATTTCAGGTGAGAGGTTAATTAGTAATTCTGCTATACTATACTCTCAGAATGTGTTTATAGATCATTCTGCTAGTATTAATGGGAGCACAAACGTATTTGCTACACCTGTATCTGTAGATTTACGAGATACTATAACAGTATATGTAGATGGTTTAGTAGCTCCAAGAGATAGTTACAGCAGTAATTCGTCAGCAATACAGTTTCTACCGTTAGAAGTTATAGCTAATACTCAAAGTGGGGTAACAGATTTTGTTACGTTTCCAACCACCGCAGTAAGCTCTCTGATTGTACAAGTAGTACGTGGGAATATTGAGTCTGCAAACTTTGTTGCATCTAACATAGTGTCTTATGTTGAAACAGCTAACTCAGCTATAACAGGTATTTTTAACACACCTTATATTGCAGAAAAAAATTCTTTTGAACAAACCCCACTAGTGAAACTATATTCCATATATTATCCTGGAGAGTGGTATCCTAAAAATGCTAACGGTAACCCGTCTAATTCAGGAGACAGCTTTCCTTGGCCTCATGGTTTTCCGTTGCGATATGCAGAAGTATTAGGCGAAACTTATAGTGATTTTAATTATTCTGTTATTTTTGGCGGTAGCAGTTATAAAGCTACTGCGTTAGAAAGTGGAGACATTAGCACAGACAGTTCTGGTCAGATTAGCGAAATATCTTTATCTATTTCTAATTTTGATGGGTATATGGCTAGCTTAGTGGATAATGCTAACGTAGCTGGATTTAATTCTACTAATTCTACTGTTGCGTATGTTAATGGAGAGCTAGTACAAAATATAGATCCTAGAACAGTACCGCCTAACGTACATTACAATTCTTCGGTTGCTGAATCTAGAGGAGTTAACGCTGCTCATAGCTATGAAACAACAGTTGCTACAGGTGCTACCTGGATACCTTTTAAGCGCGACTCTAGAGACTTATTAGGTGCTATAGTAGAAATTAAACTTACGTATGCTAAGTTTTTAGACTACTGGCCCGAGTATTCTATAGTAAAATCTACTAACGTAATAGAAAATAGCATAACAGTGTATTCATCAGGTCCATATAGAGTTGGTGATGCTATTACTTCTAACTCTAGCCCCACTCAAACAACTATTATTTCTAGCATTGAAGGCAATAAGCTATTTTGTGATAACACAGATCTTAATGATTCTGCTGGAGATAGAATTTATATTCGCAATCCAGAAGCAGATAAGAATGCTTATGTAGAACATGCGTTTATTATAAATAGACTAGACGAACTAGATGAACTTAAAGCCAGTTTTAATATTAGCAATTGGTTACAGTACTTTAAGAACTCAGCGCCTAGAAAAAAGTTTTTTATTACTACATGCCCGTTTAGATACAAAGGTGAAGAATGTAAGTATCCAGCTAACGGTAGCGGTACTATAGTAGGATCTAATCCTCCATTATCTGCCAATGGGTATTTCACTATTAATAATGCTACTACAGCTAATTTATCTGAAGACATATGTGGAAAGACACTAACAGCCTGTTCTCTACGTAAGAACTTAATTAACTTTGGAGGATTTCCAGGTGCTTCAAATTAACTTTGAAAAACTACAATCTGATATGCAATCTCACTCTGTTAGGGAATATCCTAAAGAAGCTTGTGGCATTATTACTAAGAATTTTGAGTACATTCCGTGTACTAATATAAGTAGTAGACCTAAAACTAGCTTTGTGATAGATCCGCTATCAATATTAAAGCACGAAGATAACATATGGGGATTTTATCATTCTCATCCAGGAAGCGACGACCCTATACCAAGTAAAAAAGATGTTAGCAGTACTGTGTTTGCAGAATATAAATTTTTAGTGGGCTTTGCTAATAACACTTATATATACTGGCTAAACGATAGTTCTGACCTATCTTTTGAGAGATTTAATGAAAGTCACTGTAAACTTCAGTAAAACACTGCAGAAATATACTAACTGCAATGAAATAACTATAGATGTTTTTTCATATAGAGATATATTATCTGCTTGTGTAAATTTACTACCACTATTCAAACAGCATTTATTTTCTTCTAATTTACATTCTCAATTAACTCTAGTTGATTCTGATAGATATATTAGAGATTTTGAGTTAGACTTTAAACCTAGATCAGAAAACATATACCTAATACCTACTATTTCTGGTGGAGTTGCCACAGGATTTGATAGTTTAGGAAATTTGAATGTATTTTATGGATCTTCTAGTCCTGTTAGTAATCAAGCTATTGCTTTAAGAGGTATAGATAAGCGTATAAGAGACTCTGTTTTATTTGGTAAAGCTTCTACAGCGTTTGATGTAGCTCAGCGTAAGGTTAACAGAGAAAATGGTGTATTAGAAAATTCAGAAGATCCTTCTAAAGGTTTTGGTTCTTTGGCTACTATGGACGCCGCTGGTAAGGCTATACCCCTACATTTTGGAATGGTTAGAACTTCAGGAGTGCTAATAAGTCAGTATATTAAACATATACAAAGAGGCGGTATAGATACTGTTAGAGTGGCTGATTATATATGAATAAAAAGTATTTCTACTTAAACAATAAGCTAATTCCTTTTATTGCTGGCGGTATAGAATCAGTAGGTTCTACACTTACAGTAGATTTTCAAGGTAGTTTTAGCTATAACCCTAGTACCTCTAAAAGTACAGATATTCTTTATATGCAATTAGCTCTTGGTGAAGGCCCTATTTATAGAATAAATCCTAATGGGCCACAAGATATAGAGATTGATGGAAAATATATAGATGATTTAGTAGATTTCAGCACCAATAATACTAGACCAGAAATATTTGCTGCAAGATACGCTACTGGTACTGCTACACAAACAGCTATGCCGTCATTTTCTCAGGACATTGTAACTCCTGTTAGATTTGTTAGCCCAGTCATATTAAAAAGTGGAATTTCTACTTTTACTAATACTCCAGCTCCCCCATCTACTAACATTTTATTCTATCCCTCTAATTCTTCAGAAGGCTTAACTCCTATAGATTCTATAAAAATAAAATTCAATGTATTAGGGTTAAGAACCGAATTTAATGGCGGTAATGAACCCGCACAGCTATCTGTTGTAGGTTTAGTTCATGACTTTGTAGAGACATCAAACTTAAATAACTATATAGCTGGCGGTGGTTTATTAATTAACAGTATAGTTAACGATAGCATGGCTGCTGAATTAGAACTTAAAATCCCAGAAGATAAAAGATCTAGTGAAGGCTATAATATATCCATATTAAAACTATCTGAGGATATTGCAGAAACAGGTTATGTTTCTGAAGTAGAAGTAATAGGTTTTGATGAAATTAGAAAACAAACTCACTCGTATCCAAAAACTGCGCTAGCCGGATATGCAGTTAAGTCTTCAGACTTTAGAACAGAATCTTTGCCTACATATACTAGTTTAGTTAAAGGTATGATTGTAGATGTACCATCTAATTATAATCAACCTATTTTAGCAAGCGGAGAAGTAGACTGGAGACAAATTGAAGTTCCTAATACGGGTGCCTTGAGTGCTGCAGTGTCGGGGTATAGACTACAAAAAACAGGATCTCAAATATTAAATTCTCCAGATATTAATATTTATGATGGTATATGGGACGGGACTTACAAAAAAGACTGGACTGAAAATAGAGTATGGATAATAAGACACCTACTAGTTAACATACTAGGAGTTCCAGAGTCTTCTATAGATAAGTATAACTTTTATAATGCGGCACAGTATGTAGATGCGGTTGATGCTAAAACAGGTAATTTTAACGGGGTAAATGGTTTTTCTGATGGCTCTTTTAGGTATAAACCTAATGGCTACCAAACTGAAATAGAGAATGTACTTTTAGGACTACCAGAAGGCACTCCAATAAAAGAGAGACGTTTTGTATGTGGTTTATCTATTACTGACGAAACACCTATTATAGAGATTATAACTTCCTTAGCATCTAGTATGCGTGCAGTTTTTAGTAATGTAGGAAACAAGATTAGACTTATTGTAGATAAAGCAGAATCTATTCCTGTAGCTATATTCAATGAAACTAATATAGAAGCAGGATCTTTAAAAATATCTGGAGTAAGATCTGAAGAAGTACCTACAGGAGTAGAAGTTTCATATATAGACTTTTTAAACCATTTTGAAAAAACAACAGTAGTTATAGATAGCTCTGAGGTATTAGACTTTGAAGAGCCTAATAGAATATCAATTGATTTAGCAGGGTGTACTAGAAAGAGTGAGGCTTTAAGATTTGGTCAATATGCTCTAGATTCAGCTAGAAAACTTAAAAGAAAAATGCAATTTAATGCTTTTGCAGATGCATCAGATCTAGAAGTAGGAGATATTATTGCAGTGTCTCATACTATATCTGGAGTTTCTTATGGTTATGGAGGATTGGTACTAGCTAACTCTACTGTATCGTCCTCTAATGCATATCTAGAGCATATTACTAGTCCCTCTATTTCCGAAAGTTTATTTACTGCAAATACTAATCCTTTAGTACTAAAAATATTTAAACAAGCTAGTAATAAATTAGACTACTATATCATAAATAACAGCTCTTATAACCTAGTAGAAACAGGTAATACATCCTCTGGAATAGATTTAATAGATGTTAATATACTTAGTAAACTAAATATGTTAAATAAAACTTTTGAAGCTAACACAGCTTTTTCTACTATAACAGCTCCTACAAGAGGAGATTTGTGGGCTTTAGGAGAAATAGATCCTTCTAATATTTATAAAGATAGTAGTTATAAACTATTTAGAGTGGAGTCTATTACAATAAATAATGATGGCAAAACTTCTTTAGTAGTTACAGAATATAACTCTTCTATTATAGCTGATTCTGATTTAGCTGCAAAAAATGTAATAGCACAAAGAAAGAGTAATCTAAATTATGTTACTCCACCACCACCACTACTATCATTAAGATCTATACCTTCTAAAACTACAGAAGGTGTTATTAATTACAACTTACTTCTTAACGCTGTATCAGATACTACTAATTATAACGTACCAACAACAACAGTTGTAAATTATGGTACTATAGCTGTGGTTATAGAAATCGGCTCTTTTGAAGTTATAGGATAATAAATATGGCTATATATAGAATCAATACAAGTAATACAAATTTTTTAACAGTTGGAGAAGAACTTGTATATGCAGGTAAAAATGGTTTTACCACCACACTAGGTTCTATACCAGTGTTTTGCAACTCTTACGTAGCCAATGCGTCTAGTATAGTATTTAATACTTATAACTTACACCTACTTCAAGATGATAATTATGCTACGCACGTATTGGATGTACCAGCTTTAGAAGGCATTGCTACTACCTATGTAAAAACTCCTATATTACAGTATACTGCAAGTACAATTCAGGAAGGATCTGTAGGACATACAGAACAAGATTCTACTATAAGCTTAGATATTCAAACTTATGATATAACTGCTAATACTATTACAGTTTCTAATAAGCCTTATGGTGAGGCATCACTTATAAGTTCAATATTACCTACACCACCTTTTTATATTACAGCATACCAAACACTTACCTCTAATAACTTTTCTAATAGAACGGCGTATATATCTGGATCTACTAGATCTATAAAAAGAACTAATAACGTTGAAGGGGTAACTGGAACTTATACCTCTAATTTAGGAATACTACCAAGAAGTAGAAATACTATTAAAGTTTATTTAGACGATACACAAACAGATAGCTTTGATCTTATAAATGATAATGTGAACGTATCTTTGAATGGTACTACGAGTGAAGTAAAGACTGTAGTAGATCTTTATACAGTGCCGGCAATAGAAGCAAAAGATTTAGTATCATTAACTGTTTTTAATAATCTATACTCAGTTACTAATACTAGTTACGTTACTAACGACTCTATGTATAGCGCTGATCTTACTAATAGTAATTTTTATAAGATTAAATTTAATAAAGAGTTTTCAGCTAACGTAGGCGGTGTTTATTTACTAAATGTCAGCCCAGATCTAACTGGTACTGTAGGTAATTTAACTTCAACTTCTTTTACTGTTGATACGTCTTCTTCCTATCCATACTCTTATAACTTATCAAATAGTAATATTTATTATCTATATCAAAAAAGTAAAGTTAGATATACTACTGCTAGACTTGATGAGTTTGGTAGGCTACAAGGTACACAGCCAGCTACTTATATAGTGGAAGCAACCAATATAAACAGATACAATAGATCTAGTAATTCTATAAGAAAAGTTATAGAGGTAGAGCCTTTAAGCGTATCAAAAGTGCCTAGTGTAACTATAACCGAATCTATAATAATAGATACTGCTGGTGGTGCAGCTATTAATATAACAGCTACGTTCCCAACAATAGTTGGTAGAGATGTAACCTCATATGAAATTAAGTATAGAGTAACGTCAGCAGAAGGGGAAGTACTTCCTGGAGGTATTGCATCAATACCTCATGATGAATCTTTAGAGAATATATCTTATACAATTAATGGATTACCAAGAGGTAGAACTGCTGGGGGTAATACCTTAGAAATAACTATAACCCCAATGATAGGATTATTTAGAGGGTTTAATACTAGAATAACACATTTTATTATTGGTAAACAGGGGACTCCATCAGGAATTCAAAATTTAAACGTGGCACAACAAGGAGTTTTCCTATTATTTTCTTGGCAGTTCCAACTAACAACGGAAGGCTATATTCTAGACCTAGATACAAAAGAAGTTGAAATTAGGCAATATCCTGGATTAGTAGACATAACTTCTCCAGAATCTATTGCTGCAGCATGGGGTTTTTCTATTGTAGTGGCAAGAGTGGCATTTCCTAATACTTCCTATACATTACCTATAAGTAGTTTTGGACCATACACCTATCTTTTAAGAGTTAGAGATACTAGCGATATAGAAAGTGCGGATATTGCGGCTTCGGCTATTAGTACTGTTAGACCATCTACTATTAGAGTTATTAAATCTTATAATGAAAGTGATCCAACTACCTCATACATAACACAAGATAATACTCCATTCCCTACTTCTAATGATTACCCAGAATTATCATTTACTAGTTTTAGTGAGAGTATAAATGGTGGTTTGGTATTAAGTGATAGTTCTAATACTGATAATGCTAATGGTAGTGCTACTGGATTTTCACTTTATGGTAATACTAACTATCTAACTACCTCTACTAATCCTTTTGCCGAGTATATAACTCCTATTAGAAACATGGGAGAAGTTGTAAGAGGTACAATTAGAATGTCTCCTATTATAGCAGCATCAACTCCTGGCATCACTTACGGAACATTTTTTACTACTGTAGTATCTGGAATTACTGATTTTCATGGTTCTGCAGGATTGTCTCCAAGCGCTAATGTGCTAGTTGATAATGCTTTTGGAGGTATAGGTTCTATATTAGGATTTAATAATGTTCAAGCCGCTCCAGTAACGTATAGTAGTGTACAAAAAACTCTTGTAAGTGGCGGTAATTTGGGAAACATTTATGCTATAAGAAATGTTGGTCAATTTACTGGTGATGCGTCTAACGCTAATAGTTTTGCGCTAATAGCCGGAGTTATTAATGCTAATGCTATAGCATTGGGAGAAGTATATTTTGCAAACGGCAGACCTTCAGGATCTAATAGCTTTGGTAACGTTACAATATCTGGTAACTCTTATGCCCTAATTAACTTACTACAATATGGAGATCCAGAATCTACTATCACATTTTTAGGTGAAGAGAGAAGCATATTACAAAACGTATTCGTTAGATATTCAACTTCTAATGTGTATTATGCAGCCAACGCTAACGGCGTTGTAGGCTATCCAGGTCACGGTAACGTAAATGGTAATACTTTTACTGGTGCCGCTAATAATGTTGAATTTGGCTGGAAAAATTATGTACCTGGTGCTACTGATTTTCAATACTTCCAAGTAAAGATTCAGTTAATCAATCCAGATCCAGAACAAGCTGAACTTATACTTCAAGATTTAAAATATGAAGTAGACACAGAGCAAAAGACTATTAGACAAAAATTACAAATTACTTCAGTTGCCGGTGTAGTATTTGATTACTCTTACGCCAATTTCTACGAGATACCAGAAGTATCTGCTATAGTAGTTGATTCTGCTACGTCACAATTTGCGCAGATTTATGATGTAACTAAGACAAGCTGCACTATTAAAGCTTTAAGCTCACAAACTGGAAACTTTAGTGATAACGCTACAATCAGTCTTATGGCTGTAGGAGGATAAATGAATAAGATTATATTATATGCTATAATTGTATCTGCTGCTATAGGCTATTTTATATATACTCAAACTCGTATGCAATCACTAGTAAAAACTAATGCTAATTTATCTACAAGCTTAGAAGCTAGTGAAAGCAATATGAACAATTATAAAGAAGCTATAGACAGACAACAAAAACTACTAGGAGAAGTAAGCACGGCTAAAGCTGCGGCTGAACAGCAAGCCAAAGATGCACTAAAAGCTATGGAAGAAAATAATTTAGGATACTTAAGCGAGCAAAAACCTGAATTAATAGAAAAAGCAATAAATAGAGGTACTAAGAATGTATTTAAAGAAATTGAAACTATTACTGGCGGTCAGTAGCGCTACATTGTTAGCTGGATGTGTTGGTGGATCAGAGCCTCCTAAGGTCTTACCCGTACCAGACGCGCCACCAATAATAGCACCAGAAAAACCCAGAGCAGTAACTACTAAGCCTGTAAGCTTTTTAGTTATAACACAAAATAACTTAGATAAGCTAAAAAGTGAGCCAGTATGGTACGCTATTACACCAGGTAGTTATGAGAACTTAGCATTTAATACGCAAGAAATGTTAAGATTTATTAAACAGCAAAAAACTATCATACAATATTACGAAGGTGCTACTGCACCAAAATAATTGTAAAAAATAAAATTGACTTACCTATTTGGTATGCTATAATGTATATATAAGGAGTAAATCCAATGATTAAAAAAGACAATCTTGTATTTCTGCCTAATACTGGAGATGAGCAATATTACCCTGTTGATAAACAAGATGTAGATGCTACTTTACTCCAGCTATCTCGCGGAGATCATCCTAATGTCAACTCTCTAAACTACACACCTGTAAATCACGAGAGTTCAGGCATGATACCTATAAAGAATAAACCAAAACGCTAATTAGGAGATAACATATGGCAAAATTGCAAAGTATGGCTGGCGCAGATAATATTATTTCTGGAAACCCATCTGAGTATTTTACTCAAGCTTCCGGCGAGGGATTAGTTAATCCTATTATCGCACCAATGCCCACAGCTGGCGGAACAACTGCTATGCGCGGAGTTAAGGTAAATTACCCTAATTCTAACGAAGCAGGAATTCGCAACTCTATCAATGATGGAGCAACAGTTTCAGGAGGAGTAAAAGGTAAAAAAGTAACTGCCGGCGCTCCAATGAGAAACCCTGTAAACGGTACAAACCCTGCAAAACCTGTGCAACGCAAAGGTAAAAGATAAGAGAAAACCCCGGAAATTCCGGGGTTTTTTATTAAAACTGTTCTCTTTCTGAAAAGAACCAACACTTATAGTAATTTTCTAGCTCGCCGTAACTACCAAAATAAGCTGCTCCTCTAAAAATAGCGGGGGATTTTTTAGTATTGTATTGAACAATAAGTCTACGCTGCCACTCTGGATTCATTAGAACATGCTTAAAGTTTTCTTTATGCTCTTTAAATAGGCTTACAGCTTTTTCTGTCCAAGGACAACCTTCAATACCGATAATTGTCCATAACGCATCATCATCTACGTTACGCAATCTTTCTTCTTTTATTTCTTGTTTTACTACAGGTTTAGCTGCTACAGTAGTTGTAGCAGCTTTTGTATTTGCATTAGTTGTCATTATTTATTTTCCTTTTTAGTATATTTATCTAGTAGTGGAAATATTTTTGAAATAGCTTTTCCAATTTCTTTAGCTACTAACATATGTTCTTTCTGAGTGCCGTTTGCTGAACGAAGTTCAACGTAGTGAATCCAAGAGCGAATAGTACCTTGCATGTATAAGCGTGATACAGTATTTCCTTCTGGGAGAACGCTTCTAGCTTGTTCCTTAGCAATACCAATTTCTTTACTTATAGCCCATTCATAAGCTTCTTTAGCGGCTTTAATTACTGTTTCTTGTTTTAGTCGCCACTCACGATCTATATTTCTATGATACTCTCGAGTTAGGTCTAGCTCAACTGAGTCTTGACGATTAGTTGGGTGTTGAAGACGGGCTTCTCGAATAACAAAAGATTCTCCTAACGCATCAATTTCTTTGTATCGCTGAGAAAACTCTTGAAAAGAAAATGAGCGATGTCGAAGCATTTGACGTGCAATATCACGAGTAGTTTCAATTTCCATAGTTGCTGACGCCATTTCAAAAGGCGACCAGTGTTGATGATTACTCAAATAGTTAAGCAGTCGTTCTGTGGTTTCAAAATTAGCTTGGAATTGTGGGTTAGATACTTTTGCACAATACGCAATTAGATCTTGAACATCTTCTAACCCTTCAATGCCTAGATCTTCAACAGGTTGGCTATACGCAAACAGTTTAACTTTCATTTTATACCTTTAGAGACTTACTTAACATATCAATTACTAAATCTTGTTTTTCTACTGAAGTTAAAACATCATCTATATAATCTAACAGATTAATAAGTTTTTCGTTTCTAGTTAGTACATCAATACTTTTATTTAGATTTTGAATATATTTAGCTTTACCAGTAATCGGTAAACTATTAATTAAGTTATCAAGTGTTTTATATTCTTTTACCAATGCAATACTACGCTTAGGACCAATGCCTTCAACTCCGCTAATATTATCACCCGAGTCTCCTTCAATCATTCTGGCGAAGGCATACTCTTTAGGAGTTAGATCGAAGTTCTCTGTTAGATAGTTTAAATCAACTTCTTTTCTAGAATACATATTAAAAATACTTACATCTTCTTTTAGCAGCTGATACAAGTCTCTATCGCTTGATACAATCCAAGTATGGTTATATTTGCTACTAAGATGTTTAGAAAAGTATGCAATTATGTCGTCAGCTTCAATGCCTTTGAACTTAAAATGTTCAAAAGGTAATGCGTCAATAGTATCTGACAAACAGTTAAAGAACTCAGTAAAGCGTTCTTGCTCTTCTTCAGTACGTTCAACTTTTCTATTAGCTTTGTATTCTGGGAACATACTCTTTCTATATGCAGAAGCGCCAGAGTCAAAACAACAAATAATGCGTTTTGCTTCATAGCTCTTTCCCAGACTAGTAACTGTTCTAATATAATCTTCAGTAAAGTTATTATAATTTTTACGTTGTAAATATCTAAAAGCTAGATTTACTCCGTCAATAAGCAATAGATTGTTTGCATTTTCTACTGCTTTTTTAGCTTGCGTTAATTCTGCAAGATCATCCCAATTTGTTACCACGATATTCCTCTTATATTAATTATCATATGTAATATTACCATATAAACTAGTGAGTAGCAAGAACAATTATGAATCAACTTTAACCTTTAATTGAGCTTTTGGTAACCAGTGTTCAAGTAAACCCATTTTAAACTCGCAGTCTGCACTCTTAATAACTACGTAATTTTGTATATTTATATCTTCATCTAGCCAACATACATAATTTTTGCTTCTATCCCACCTATAAATTAGTAGTGGTAGCTTCTTCATTACTGCAGCTTCTCTAGTAGTTTGTCTCCAAAAGTCTAGCAGTAGCGCACTTTTAGCTGTTAGCACATTATTCCAAGGAACTTCTTTGTGGTGTTTTGCTTCAATGCACCAAGGAAAATCAGGTTTCCAAGGAGCATAAACATCTCCCTTTAAATAAGAAAGAGCGCCCGATAAAGGCACTCTTTCAAATTGTGTTTTAAAAGTATCAGTAAATATGTCTCTCACAACATATTCATAACTTCTACCTTTTGTCTTACTTAAATTTGTCATAAATTACTCCTTGCATAAAACATAGCAATTTATAACCTAACAGTCAAAAAAGTTTTTTAAAGAGTTTGCTCAAAATACCTTACCAAATCGTCATACCCGCCAAGATGTGCAGAGTATAAATATATTTGTGGTACGGTTTTAGCTTCTGGATATCTAGCAAATAGTTCTGCTTTTAAATCTGGATCTTCTATATTCTTTTCTAGATATTGTAGGCCTTTACTGCTTAGAAGCTGTTTTGCTTTTACGCAATATGAACAATTAGTCTTTGTGTAGATTGTATACATAATTTCTCCTAAAACAGTAAAGACCGTTTATCTATTAGATAGCACAACCTGTGCTATCACAGAACTTGTTAGCGTTAGCATCTTCACCTTCAGTGGTCAAAGCGCTAAAATCTAGCGGTAAGAGTGTAGCTGCATAAGCTTCAATCTCTTCTCTAGGAGTAGAAATATATGGAGCTTGTGCATATCCATGATCGTCTAGCGGTAACAAGCTAACACCTTTTAATTGTTTATCGAAGCAGCTTAGCGCTCTAGCAATTTGAGACTTTTCATGGTCTCTAAAAGTTATTGTGATACTAACTTGGTTATCGCTCCACTCACGTTGCAAATCAACAGCATTAGCAAACTGTTCCCAAATACTTACATCTTTATTACTAATAGTCCCTTTTTCATGTAAAACAGGGAAGTAAACTACAGATGTTCTAATCGGGTCGCTTACCGCAGGTTCTATTCTGTAGTTAGCTGCTCTCAGAACAGGAATTAGCTCACTGGTATTAGATACTCTAACAGTTCTGTAGTAGCTTTCAGCTTCTGCATGGTGAATACCTGGAAGAGCGCCTGCAACTAGAGAAACTGTTCCACTAGGCTTTACGCTAGTCTTTTTAACTGATAAAGGAATACCTAACCACTCAGAATACTTATGATCTAAATAGTTAATATAGCTATAAGCTCTGTCACAGAATTCGTCTAGATACTTACGTCTTCCGACTTTTAGAATTGCTTCTTGAATGCCGCTCTGAGAAGTACCGATTCTGCGATTACGCTTGATAACATCATTAGTTTCTCTCCAATGTGTAGGAACTAAGGTAACTGTTTTAGCGTATAGATAAGCAAATTTCAGTGTGCGCTGGAAATCCCAATAATCATTATGCTTAGCTGGATATGTTTCTACCAAGCAGCATAGTTCATAAGGCTCAAGCGATTGTTCTAAGCAAGGGTTGCCACCACGAACTCTGCTATCTTTCCAATCTGCTGGATCTTTCATACGGCCATAAGCTTGCATATTCTCTAACCAAGCAAAACCTGGCTCACCGTTTATAGCAATACTTTCAGCAGCTTTGGTATAATCCATACCAATTCTAGCGAATAATGAGTTGTTAGATGCCCAGCGCCATCCTCCAAACTTGTAGGCCCACTCAGCATCTGAATACTTTTTAGCAATTAACGCTCTAGAGTTCCAATCGCTATTATAAGTGTTATAGTCTTCTTCGCTTAGATCTTTTAGCTCAATAGGAGCAACTGATCCAGTTTCTACTCCAAATTGTTGCCAATCTTTCATTGTCGTAAATTCTTCATCTTCTGGTTCACCAAAAGCAATTTCAGCAGTACGACGAACGTTTCCAGCTACAACAATCTTACCAATAATATTCATTATGTCGGTAATATCTACAGAAGTTAGTAGCGTATTTTCACTACGAGCGCGATTGTCTAGAATATCTCTAATGCCATAAAATCCTTGAACTAGAGGCTCTGGTCCAGAAGCTACACCGCCAAATCCTTTAATTGGTTCTCCGTAAGCACGTACCAAGCTAACATCAGGTTGAACAGGATTAGAACCTTCTTCTAAATAAGAGTCGATCAAGCAAGAGATAAGTTCTACCCAACCTTCACGGCTATCTTCAACAGTAATAACTTCAAGATCACCAGTGGGTACTGATGAAGCTATCTTGCCAGCTCCTTTAGTATCAAAACCTACACCAACTCCTACCATACTCATATCCATTAAGAATGCGAACGGCTTTGATAGTTCTGCGTCAATATTTTCGGTGCTAACAAAAGCACAGTTATTTAAACAGGCTCCACCTTTTTCCCATACAAAGTCTGTACCCATCATCCAAAGTCCGCGACCTGGAGGAGTCCATTTAAAGCTGTATAGTCTGCCAGCTGCTTCTTCTGCTAGCTTGTGAGCACGCTTTTCGTCCCAAGTATGTCCAGAAGTAATAGAATGAGTTTTTAGGATAGAAAACATTCCCTCAATAACTCTGACAACACATTCAGCCCATGTTTCCAGTTTTCCATTATCTTTTTTTCTGGCATATGTTCTGTAATAAGTGAAAGCAGATAAACCACCATATCCCCAAATTACAGGTGTAGCATTTAATTCGTCTTTAAAAGTTTGCTTTAGTTTAAAGTTAATTGGATTTTTTCCAATTGTAATCATTTACGTTCTCCTTACGCATAAAAGAATCTATCCGCTCTCTCAAGAGCGGATAGTGCTTATATTATTCTTTTTCTCAATCTCTATTCGTGGAATTAGGGGGTGAGAGTAGTCATGTGATATTAAAAAGACATTTAAGTCTTTTTCTTCTTGAAGTACTTCAAACAAGCGTTCTTTACCTGTTTCATCTAATACTCCAGTTATTTCATCTAAAAATAGCAGGTTTATACTTTTACCGCCTATTTTAGATAAAGTTCCTCTAACCGCTAATAAAACAGAAGTTTGTACTCTAGAAAATTCTCCGCCAGATAGAGAATCTATACTTACTTCTTCACCGTTATTAACTACAACGATATTTAGTTTATCACCAGTTAGTCTAAATAATACTTGGAATTGTCCATCGCTAAGTAACGCTAGATAATAGTTTATACTATCTTCTAGTTGCTTTGCTATATTCTCTAGTTTATAAGCTACAATTCCAGAAGTAGAAAAGGCTTTTCTTAAAACAGTTAAGCTACTTATCTCTTCTTGAATAATAACTATATCATCTTTTATCAGCTCTTGTCTAGCTTTAAAATCTCTAATTTGCTCTTTTAGGGCATCTATTTTAGCGTTTCTAATTTTAACACTTTCATTAAAGTTAAGAGCTTCGTCTCTACTTTTCTTTTGTGACTCATAAGTAGTTTTTAATGCTTTTAACTTATTAGATATATCATTAAAGTCCGGATACTCTTTAGGTATGCTATTATCTATAAGTTGAGATAATTGAGTAAATCTATCTATCGCTTTAGTATTATTATCATAAGCTTTTTTATCACTAGCGTTTTTAGCTATAATATTAGATAGTTCTTTTATATTAGCTTTTCTAGACTCTATAGAAGCAGTTAGAGCTTCTACTTCCCTGCTTAATTCAGCACTTAGCTCTTTAGACCTAGAGTTATCTATTGATTGTTTACAAGCATAACAGTGATCTGAAGTATCTAGTGCTTGTAAATCTTTTAACGCTTTGGATTTACTAGATTCTTCTTTATACGACACACTCTTTTCAATCTCTAATTGTTCTAGTATCTTAGGATCTAGATCTGCGTAAGACATTGCAACGTCAAACTTTATGCCTTGCTGCTCTTGAATGTGTAGATTATTTTTATCTATATTAGAACATATAGATTTTTGCTCATTTATTTCTGCTTGTAATCTATCTATTTCAGGAACTAGTAACTCGTCAACTGCTGGAACTTCTATAGGCTCTGCCTTTTCTGGTAACTGATTCTGAGACAGAAATTGCTGTACAGTTTTAAGTTCTCCATTTTTACCTGCTAGCTCTTTTTCTTTAGCGCTATTCAAAGTTTTTAATTCATCGCCTATTTCTAGATATTTAGAAAAGTTAAATAGATTTACTAAAAACTTCTTTCTGTTAGTGTCAGTAGCTTTTAAGAACTCTAGTAGATCCGTACTGCTTTGGTAAGTGAGTTGACTAAATGTTTCAAAATCTCTTCCTATAGAATTAGATAGTTCTTTATAAGTATCTAGTACTTTATGCTCACTAATATCTTCACCGTTTTTGACAATAGAAACTTTAGTAGATGCGCCTTGTCTTTTAGACGTTAATTCGTACTCATCGTCATCAATACTGAATACTAGCTTAGCTTCCCAGGTCTTTGCATTATTATACTTATTTAATATATCAGACTTCTTTAAGCCTTTAACATTTTTATTATATAACAGTTCTTGTATTATTAGAGCTAAAGAACTTTTACCGCTACCATTAGGAGCTGCTAGTTGTGTTATTTTATTTTGATTTAGTATTAGTTTATTATTCGGTCCATAGCTAAACATATTACTAAATTCTAATGTTTTTAATACTACTCCCATTATTTTATACCTAATTTAGAAAATAGCTGTAGTACGCTATTTTTATTTTCTACTTTAATAAAATCTAGATACAAGCTAAGCTCTTCTTCTAAGGTTTTATCTGTTAAGTCTAGCACCGAGTTTTCTGTAGGCTTATCAGCTATCTTCTTATCTAAAAGCTCGTGATTCTTAATTTTGCTGAGATTATCAATAGTTCCAGTAACTTCATAAACAACGTGATGAAACTTGTCTGCTACTAGCTCTTTTGAAACATCTACTGTTTTTCTTATAAGCTTAGGAAGTTCTAAGTCAACAAATTCTACTGTATAATTGTTAGGCCCAGTATAGTTTATTACGTTAACACCGTACTCTCTACTAGCATCCCTATCAAAAGTTGTATTGATAGGGCTACCAGAATAATATACATTATACTCTTTATATTTATGATTAAAATGTAAGTCTCCTAATAGTACTAATGGCCAAGGTTTTAGCTTATCGAAATCATATTCAGCTGTAATATGCGGAGGAACTTCTCCTCTGATATGCGTAACAAGTATATCACCTTCTACGTATGAAGGAGTATTACCTATTTGCATTTCCCCATAAGGAAATAACTGAAATCCTTGACCATTAATAACTTTTCTAGCATTTTTAGTATGAAGAATGAAATTAGGATTATTTATAGCATTCTCTGTTTGAAAATGCTCTAAAAATGTATTACCTTTTGTAGAAGCTTCATGGTTTCCAGGTATAGCAAGTGTGGGCTTTGTAACAGAATTAGCATAGCTCAGAAATACACAAATCTCATCCGGCTCTGGCTTTTTATCAAATATATCTCCAGCTAATACAACAATATCACAGTCTTGTTCTAACTGTAATAATTTTTGAAATAAAGCGTTAAATCTATTTAATTGCCACTCATATGGAATCTTCTTTTTGTGAAGATTTATATGAATATCTGCTACATGTAAAATTTTCATTATGCCCTTTGTAGTATGTTTGCTAGATTACCTTCAAAAGTGTAACTTCCAACGTGATTTAGTTTAGTATTAGGATCAACCCAAATCTCACCGCCCATGCGTTGCCATCTACGACAGAAAGCATAATCTTCAGATAGATAGCGTCTATCTACTGGATCAATTTCAGTATCCCAGAAAGCGTAGCAGTGTGGATTAAATTTTGGATCAATAGAAGAATCGTTTTTATAGTGTAGTTCTGGGAACTCTTGTACCATACGTTCGATAACTTCACGCTTTACAATAAAGAATCCGGTAGATGCGTCTAACACTTCTACTGCTCCCATATGAGTTCTTACTCTTCTAGTTTCTGGATCTGCTTTTAGATTAATAGCATAGTCAGCACCATAAGTAGCTATCTGCTCAGTTTTACCTGATTGAACAGCATTTTGTACCTGTCCCCAATTAATTGTTTTTTTAGGGTATGCACCTGCAATAATATCTTTATCCATAGCAAGCATTCTAATAACTGCATCGGGATCAAATTCAATATCCGCATCAATAAACATAAGATGAGTGCAGCTTTTATCTTCTAAAAACATAGCTGTTAGAATATTTCTAGCACGAGTAACCAGACTTTCATTTCTTAATGTAGTAATCCTAAAACGGATTCCATGCTGCATAAGCACTTGAGACATTCTAAACATACTTAAAAAGTATTGGTCGGTTACAGCACCGCCGTAGCATGGAGTGGCAAAAAAGATATTCATCTTCCTTAGAAAATTCATATCAATAGTTACTTTATCACCATCAATAGAACTAAACCCTGCTGGCAGATTATTAGTATTAGACACAGTAGAAGACGGGGCTCTTTCAAGCCCAGAATTCGCTGCTAAATCTTTTAATGATTTTTTTTTCATAGATCTTCCATTCCCTCAGTGCTATTAAGATCTCCAGCAACTTCTTCGGTAAAGTAACTAGTATTTTTTAGCAACCATTCTTTTTGTTCTTCATATGTTTGGCGCTTGAAGATTGTGTCAAGGCTAAACAGTTCCATTTCTTTTTCAGCAGCAGTCAATGGAATAGTATTACGACTAGGCATAACTGTATACTTTACGTTTTGTGGTTGTGGGCCTGTCTTTTCTCTTTTAATAGTGATATCATAACCATTATCAGAGTCTGCTGGGCTACCATAGTCAGGATTCATTGCATAATCTACCAATTGCTTATAAATAGTAGTTTTTAGATCTAGAAGTTTTGCTTTTCCATCTTTTCTGTCAATTACATTACAAATATATGCAAATTGAGGTTTTTCAGAATAGATGTAATCAGGCAGTTCTTTGATAGGATCTCTGCTAGAGTTGAATTGCTCAGTTTCTCTATCGAAGCTTAAGCACTCTAGAGGGTACTTTTTACCTTCATTAGTTACTACCCAGTAAACATAACGAGGCATAACAGGTCCTACGAATCGCACTCTGGTTTCAGCTCCGTCAATGCGGATTCTTTCGATATCGCGTGAGTTGTTAGATTGTGCTTGTGGTTTTTTAAGTTGTGTCCAGTCTCTTCCCATTTTTAATTCTCCAGTGGAAATATAATTTTATCTTTGATCTTACGTATCAAAGGGTTTGTGTGGTATTGCGGTTCTACGTAGTGTTCAGGTATCCAGTTGTTTTCGTTAATAATAGATCTCTGACTTAATATGTAAAGATAGTCACTTTTGTGCTTTGCAGAAAATCTCATGTGTAAAAAAGAACAATCACGTATATAGCTTTGTGGTTCGATAGTTTTGTAGTGAGAAAATATACCGGTTCTATGAATTCCTATATACCCATAATTCATAAGAGTGCTAGGAATGGTATCTAGAAATAGTTTTTTCTTTAATAAGTCTAAGCTGCCTGATAACGGCTTATTTAATCCTACACATAGAGCAAATATGAGGATAAGCTGTGATTCAGGTACTTTTGTTATTGATGTTATTTCACACCAGTTGTATCGTATTACCATAATATAATTTTAAATAGCATTAGTCAATATTAATTTTACTATCAAATACTGATTTAATTTCTTGATCCAATTGATCAAACACTGAATGCCAATCTCTTAGTTGCTTTTGTCGTATATTAGTAATTGAAGGATACCAAGGACTATCTCTTCTGTCTATTAGCCATCTCCAATCAGGTGAATAGGCATGTAATATATATGTGGGTATATTAGCGCTTCCAGCTAAATGAGCTATCATAGAGTCTACAGTTATTACTATTTTACATTTTTGTAATATTACTAGTGTATCATCTAGAGTTTTTATCTTGTCACTATGGCAGCTTATATTACTAATATCAGATAAGTCTTCATCGTTGTTTAGTTGTAAATTAATAAAGCTTAAATTACTATTGTTTTGCACAAATTGTTTTATATGTTTTATCGGAACGGATCTGTTTATATCATTGTTGTGAGATTTAGAACCTTGCCATAATATTCCGATATCGTACATTGGTAACTCTTGCACATCGCTACTAACTTCAAAAGCTTTAAAATTAGGTATAGCAGGTATAGTATCAATACCTGTTCTAAATATTCTAGGTAAACTCATAAACGACACTTTATAAGCATACTTAGAATAGTCGTTTTTATGCCAACCTCTTACGAATGAGTCTGTTACAAATTCACTATAGTTATTATGTAGAAAACTTCTAAAAGACTTAGGTTCAGCGGTAGCATCATCCCATTTAGCATATTGGTTAGCTATTATCTCTATATCAATATTAGCAGCTCGTGTATGCACTAAAGGTATGTATCTAGAAAATTGTAATAAATCGCCTAATCCTTGTTCTTGATAGATAAGTAATTTTTTATCTTCAGGTATAGGTTCACCATTCCAATTAGGTATATTGTAGTTTTTCAAACCTTGAAACTGTTGCGTATTTAATCTAAACTCACACAGTCTCCAACCTTTTTGAAAATCACCTTTTAGTAACTGTAACATGCCTTCTTGATAAAGAGAATCCATTACAATTTCATATTCTTCAGATTTTTGAGCTTTTTGACAAGATTGTATAGCTTCGTCAATATTCATTAAGCTAGAATGTGCAGAAGCTAAATTCTTATTTATAAGAGGATCACCAGGACTAAAATCTTCTGCTGAATTTAGTAGAGCTACAGCTTCTGAGTAGTTGTGCGTAGAAAGTAGACTAGCTCCCCAACCTGTTAATATGTCTGTAAGCATTCGTACATGCTCACTAGAATTATCAAACTCAGCTCTAAGCATGTGGAATGCTTTAGAGAAATTATCTGTAGCTTTTAGTTGTTTTTCTAGATTTCCTTTGTACTTTTTACTTAGTACTAGTGCGTATGTTAAATAGTTTTGAGGTCTTTTACTATTAAGCAGTAATAGCTGTTCAGCACATTCTTCTGCCTTAGAAAATTCTCCTAGCTCTAAATAGCTAGAAGCTAAACCAGTTATAGCATCTTCATTGAGAGGATTCTTAATTAAAGATTGCTCAAAATAACTAATCGCTTTTATATGATTGTTAATAGATTGTTCCTTCCAACCTTTAATAAAGAAAGAAAAATAATGAACACTGCTAAGTTTTCTCTTTACTAAGCTAATAGCTTTGTCAAAGCAACCTGCACTAGCTAAATCAATGGCATTATTAATAACGACTAGTTCTCTATTGTCTCGTAGTTTTGTTTTCTGTACCATTCTAATCTACCTTTTTGCTGGTTGTATACTATAGGACCTGTTAACCAAAAATCTATTATAAGAGGATCTTTTTTATCAGGGTGTTTTCTTAGTATTCGACCTATTCTTTGTTCTAGTTTTGCATAGTTATTGCCGGGACACGTAAACATAAGCGTATCTAATCTATGACAACTAATACCTTCATCAAAAATCTTGGTAGATAATATAGCCGAATATTTAGTACCTGCATTTTTTAATATATCTTCTCTCTGAGCATTTTTAGTACTACCAACCAACAATACACTTCCTGGTATTCTGCTTTGAAGCTCTTCTAGCATTTCTATTCTCTCACTAACAATGAGAGGGCATCTTCCATGACTTATTTTATCTCTTGCAGTTTTAGCTATTAAATCTAAGTACGAGCTGTTTTTAGCTAATTTTGTTAGTTGCCTAGTCCAATCTCTGTTAGGATTAATAACTCTAAAAGGTATATCGGTCTGTATTACTTGTACGGTAGCGGATAACTTATCTACATTTTCAGCAATTATTCTATTAGGACCAAAGAAGTCTGGTAAAATTATGTGTAAGCCATCTTTTCTAATAGGAGTGGCACTAAGCGCTATTTTAACTCTAGCATTTACGCCATTAACAGCTCTACTAAACGTCTCAGCTGGGCATAAGTGTGCTTCGTCAACAAATAAAACTTCAAACTGATCCATAACCTTATCTAATCTAGTTAGTAGTGATTTGTATATGGCTATAGTTATTGGCTTTATACTTTCTTTTCCATCACCAATAAATCCTACTTCTTCTACGTCTATTAGTTCTTTTATAGAGTCTAACCACTGATAAGCTAACAGTTTAGTATGACATATAATAATAGTTGGTTTTTTATATGTACCAATTAAGTAAGTACCTAAATATGTTTTTCCCCAGCCGCAATCGGCTTTAACTAATCCACTGTAAAGCTTGTTATTCTGTAGTAGCTTATCAGCAACCGATTGCTGTTCTGTTTTTAGTTTACCTTTAAAAGCCCATTCTTGAACATCTGTATTAGCTCTTAGGTCTTCAAGTTCTAGTATGTCTAGCTTATGCCAAGATCCACTGGGAACGCTGCACATTCCAGTTTCTTCATCATACTCTAGAGTAGAAAAAAAGGTATCCCCTAAGTTATAGTTAAATAATACGTATCTAAAGTCATGAAAAGGTATGTCTAATATGTCTTGCTTATTAAAGTATATCTTATCTGAAATAGTTGCTTTACGTATTTTATATTTTATTTTGCTATTCATTACAAATTTATTGATTCAATGTTCACCTTAAAAGGAGTTACTTGATATATCACCCATAAATGATCTATTTTTACTATTGTTAAATATTGATTTTTTAGTTCTTTACTATCAATCATATTTTTAGGCAGCTTAAAAGGGTAACTAACGGAAGGTACCCAGATTGCATTTTTACTTGTTTTTATTATTGGTAAGCTTTTAGCTTCAAACTTTTGTTTTTTACTAATGTCATATATTCTAGCTTTTGAGTCTATAAGCCATTTAGCTTTACTTCTAATTAACTGTGTTAAATTTAGGCATGTAGCATCAAAATTAATATCACTAGACTTTACAGACAAATATCGTTCTAAAACTGTTTTATTTCTATCAAATCTGTCTATCATATGCCAATCATGGAATTCCCGCTTTTGTATTTCTATAGTTTCGATACCTATACTATAATCGAAAGGTACGGCATATAGAACAAAAGCGGGAAACTGTATTCCATAAAATTTACTTCGGAAGCTCATATTTACTTAATTCACCCCAGGAAGGGCCTACTTCTACGTCAACTACAATAGGACATCCAGGAATAAATACTCCTCTATCTTTTTGTAGATTTGTAACTAGAGTTTTAGCGTATAAAGGTAATAGTTCATTTTTAACTTCTGCAACAACTGAGTCGTGAACAGTAGCAAATAATCTAATATCTTCTTGCAGATTATTATCTTTTACCCATTTTACAGTGTCAATCAATCCATAAATGTTGATATCACTAGCAACACTTTGAATTAGAAAGTTTAGTCCGCTACGAGCAGCGTGTGCCGCTACTCCTTTATTATCAGAACCTACTTCTGGAAGTCGACGCTTTCTACCGAAGGCACTATAGATGAAGTAGTTAGTTTCGATTGTAGACAAGCATGCATCAATCCACTTACGTAGGCTGCTAGCTTCTCTAAAGTACTTTTTAATAAAGTCTTTAGCTTCTTCCATAGTAACATTAGCTGTTTCACTAATTTTAGAAGGTCCAGCTCCATACAGAATACCGAAAGTAATAGCTTTGGCATATTGACGCTCATCTGGATAAGTATTTTTTACATCGTTAACTGCACAATCTAGCTTAAACATGTTTTTAGCTACATAAGAGTGGAAGTCTAGCTTTTCAATAAAAGCTTGCTGTAAAAACTTATCATTAGACAAAGCTGCCGCAACATAAACTTCTGCAGTACCTAAGTCGGCCTGCACAATACTATAACCTTCTCTAGCTTTAAAGATCTTTTTAATACCTGCATCTTTGTCTCTAGGTAAGTTTTGATAGTTAAGTACACCACTAGAACTTAATCTACCGGAAGTAGTACCAGTTAAGTTAAAACTAGAACGCAGACGAGAGTCTGAATCTACTCCATCTTTGATATTTTTTAGATAGGTTTGACTTAGTTTTACCTTTTTACGTAAGTCTAAGATTGCTTCGGTAATAGGATGCTTTAGTTGTTCCAACACTTCGGCATCGGTACTGAAGGCTCCAGTATCAGTTTTCTTAATTGGCTTTAGCTTTAGAATATCGAACAGCACTTGTCTTAGATGGTATACGCTATTAGGATTAAAGGTTTTACCAGTAACCTCTTCAAATTCTTGAATAGCGGGATCAAAAGCTAACTCATTCATAGTTTCTTCAATATCAATTCTATAGTCTTGAATAAGATCATCTAGAATATCGATATTAATAGGTCCGCCATTGGACTCTAAGTGAATAATAGACATGATCGCTGGTTTTAGTAAATCATTATAAAGACTACTAAAATGAGTATTTTTATCAATAAGAGGCTTAAACTTTTTATAAAGCTGCATAGTAGCATCACCATCTTTACAGCCGTATGGAGCTAGAATTTCAGGAGGAAGCATTCCATAATTAAATTCTTCTAGCTTTATTTTGTGCTGTCTGCACCATGTCTTTTTATAGTCGTCAAGCTCTTTTTCATAGTCGCCAAGATCAGTAAATTTCATAGCAAGTTGCTTTAGACCATGACTACCAACACTTTCATCTAAGCAATAATGCATTAGCAGTGTATCTTCAAAGTCTGGAAACTCAAATCCATACTCATAGCTAATAAACTGAATATCGAACTTAGCGTTATGAAATACGCACTTAGTTGTTCTAAAGATTTCTTCTATTTCATCATAGTAGTGTTCAATAATATCTGCATCTACATATACGCCCTCATGTGGTTCCGTACTAAATACGAAACCCAAAATATTACCTTTTCTAGGGGATAAGCTAGTGGTCTCAGTGTCGACAGAGATAACGTCTGCTTGTCGCAGTTTGTCTAAATACTTAAGAAAGTCTAGTTCGTCGGTATAGTGTGTATAGCTTTTATTATGTACTAAAGGTTGTTCGCCAGAAACGATGCTTGATATTTTAGCAAAAGCTTTTTTAATATCATCAGCATATTGAGGCTTGATGAACACCATATTAGGGTCTAATATGGGAATAAACTTGTCATTTAACACATGACCATTATATTTAGTAATACCTGTGACACCACAAGTATATTTAAGAGACTCAGCTCCTACAGGACAAACAATATCATACTCATCGAAAATAGACATATCAAGATCCACATCTTTCTTGAGAATCTTATCTTTAGGCTCTGAGCTTAGATATGCAGTTTCAAATTTAATTTTAGCGTTATATTCTTTTAGCAGAGTTGGTACGGCATTTTTCAGTGGGGAAGGTAAGACTAATAGAAATTTTTGTGTCATGGATTCTCTTTACAGTTATAGATGGGATATTAGTTATAATATTTTAATTTTAAGCATTCGTCAATTATAAATTGTCTTCAATATTGCCTAAAAAGTATTCTGCTGTTTCTTTATTAAAACTACCTGGATCAAGACCTTCAGACAATACTATGTTATTAGTTTCTATATTACGCTGTTCTAACAGTTTTTCTATTTTAGCGGCTGCTTGTTTTCCCGCGGAATCACCATCCATAAGTATAGTAACCTTTCTACATCCGTATTCATCTAGTAGCTTAGCTTTTTGAGCTGTAAAATTTTGAGTTCCAAAAATACACAGACTATTGGTATAACCTAGATCGTGTAGTTTTAGCATATCAAACATTCCTTCTACTAATATTACATGTGAAAAGTCTGTAATCTTATCTAGCGGAAACAAAATATCGCTAACTGACGCACCAGCAGGCTTTCTTAAATACTTAGGAAAACTTCCTGAGTTACTGAGAACCTTATAACGACCTTCTATAAACTTTAATTTCTTATGTTGATATACTGGTATACAGGCATAGTCGCTTAATCCGCTAGCGTCGGTAAAAAATGCACCAAAATTCTTTAAAGTTTTTGCTGATATTCCTTTAAAATCATGATTAATAGCAATTGTTGGCTCAGGCAGTCTAACTTCTCCCTGATACTTAATATTATCTAGTTTGCTTTTAAGCTTTTTAATTTTAAAAGACATTTTAGAAGCAATTTGTACTGTAGACTTAATGCCTAAAGAGTCCAGAAATTGTTGAGTATTACCTCTATGACCGCATGCAAAACAATGGAAAGCGCCTTTCTCTAGATTTAGAGAAAGGCTAGGATTCGTATCAACATGTAAGCCACTAAAGCATCTTACAGTAAGTTCAGACGGCTTATTAGGATTAATAACATAATTAATGCCACTATCCTTAAGCACATCTTCAACGCTCTGCATTCTGATTATCTCCTGGCATTACTCTAAAGTTATCTTCTGCAGAATCAGCAGTGCTAACTTCAATAATTTCACTATCATCTTCTAAAGCAATTAGCTGATGTACTACTAGAGGTAAAATTCTAATAGCGTCACCCTTATTCAGTGGCTGTTCGGTAATAGATCCATTTTCAGTGTTAATCAATCTTAGAGTAAAACTACCGTGCTGAACATACCAAGTTTCGTCTTTTTCTCTATGAAAGTGCATAGAGAACTTATTTCCTACTTTAGCAAAGTGCAATAACTTACCGCAGTATAATTCATTTGTTGCAAATATGTATTCATATCCCCAACCCTTTTTTACGTATCCACTAAATCTCGTTACGTTTGACATATGCTGTACCTTTCTTTGTTACGGCAATACCTGCAA